GAACACCGTCACCTTGTACAGGTACTTCGGCACCAGCTGGTGGGTGACCTTCTCCACGAGCCACTTCCCGGAGAACGCCTGGTTGGTGACGGTCTCGGGTATGGGGGACTTGATCTGCTGCGAGATCAGGCCGCCCGCCCTCACACGGAGGTCTCCCACCAGGACCAGGTCCTGCTTGACCATCGAGCTCACCTTCCTGAGCACCGACGCCTCAGCAGCGTTGTTGGTGAGGTCGTCCTCGCCCACGGCGGACGACACGCCGTCGTTGACGATGACCGTGGCCTCGTCGACGTCCGACTCGAGCATTAGCAGGTTGTCCGCCAGTCCCCTCATCTTGGTGTCCAGGACTGTGGTGGGTTGGTACACCAGCTCCCCCGACTCGAAGTCGAAGTAGCACGAGGTCATGCCCCACGCGCCCCTGGTCCCGAGGGCGCCGACGTTCTGGAACACCGTGTACGGTCCCAGGTCCACGTCCTTCTCGTCGTAGCTGTCCGGGTCCCTCAGGTCCTTCTGGATGACGTTGAGCTGCGGAGCCCTGACCTTGGCGTACTCGGGCGAGTAGAAGTGGAGCTTGTCGTTCATGTCCACGAAGTACAGGAAGCCGGCCGTCTTGTGCGTGCTGGACCTGGCGGCTCCCGACAGCCACGACAGGAACTGAGCGTAGGTCCACCCAGGGCAGAATAGGTTGAACGCGCCGACCGTCTTCTCCACCTCGGACTCAAGTCCCAGGTCGTCGGCTATCGACTCGACGACATCGGACACCAGCGTCTCGGGGTAGCTGAGGTACCTGGCCGGGGAGTACATCGGCATGGAGGCCTCCGACACTAGGAGCAGCTTGATCACGTGGGCGTCAGCCCCGGACTGAGCGCTCGTGGCCTTGAACACCCTGTAGGCCGTGTACTCGATGTTGTCCTGGTCGTCGCCTATCCCGATATTGATCAGCTCCGTGCCGGTCATCCCGAGGATTTCCGTCAGGAAATTGCCGCGGTCGTTGAGCGTCAGCTCGGCGGTCGGCCCCACGGAGCCCGCAGACTCGTGGATGCGTAGGTTGACGAGGCGGCCCTCCCCGACGGGATAGCTCACGTCGCCCACCTTTATGTCCACCATGAACTCGCCGGCTATACCGTACACCTAGCTGCCCTTCTGTTCCCGGAACCAGTCGAAGTAGTCCAGCGCCCGCGGTATCTTGATCAGGTCCTGCTCCGGCATCTCGTATGGATCAATTATCCCGTTGATGGCGGCCACGAACCACCAGTACCCTACGGTGCTGTACTCCAGGTACGCGATGATGTCCGGCCTGGGAACCTCGTCCTGACTGACCCGGTGCTCGGACAGGGTCCTGGTGGGGGCGAAGTCCCTGAAGCTGATGCTCAGCGGATCCTTGATCTCGAACTCCTCGCCGTCGATCGTGACCGTATCCGTGTCCATCAGATCCAACCTGTTCTGCGTTACCTTCATGTGTTGAGCACCCCTCCCATGAAGACGACGTCCTCGTCGTCCGCGAGGAAGACCCGCTGGGTCTTGATCGACAAGGTGACCTTGGCCTCGTTGGGGTTGCCGCGGAGATCGGTCACGCTGTTCGGGAAGTTGATGGACACGTTCTCGATGACGGCCCTCTTGATCGACACCATTTCCCCGACCTCTATGCTAACCTTCGGCGGCGGTAGTATCATCGTGGCGCTCAGGTTCGTGCGCTTGCTCTTCTCGTCCTTGAACCTGGTGCCCACACCCGACGCGGACATCTTAATCAACCGCTTGATCGGGGCGACCACGTCCAGCCTGGATCCCCGCCTCGCGACGTACAGGAGGGTCATGCTGAAGGACAGGTTGGTCGCCCCGCCCCACACCAGGTCCTGAAGCTCTTGGACGTAAGCGGTGGCCACCACCTTCCCTCCCTTGGCCAGGTACTGTTGCATGGCCACGAGCCCCGTGTTGAAGCTGGACATGAGGGAACCGAAGGCTGGGTTGTACCGCTGCGCGTAGCTGAAGGTGATGCTGTCCGGGGCGAGGATGCCGGTGACGCCCCCGACCTCGTCGGACATTATCCTGACCTTGGCGCGCTCGGACACGTCGTACCAGGGGTCGATGAGCGGAGACTCGGGAATCAGACCCATTAGGGAGCCACCGTTCCGCCGCCGGACATGCCGCTGGCGAATGTACCCAGTTGGTCGGAGTCAGGCGCAACGGCGGCGAGTCCCGCAGGCTCCCCGACCGCACCATCCTTGTCGGCCGCCGCCTTCTCCACGGCCACGAGCTCGGACACGGCTTTCTTGAGCTCCCTGTTCGCCACCGCCTCCGACGCCGCGTCGGTCGCCACCGAATCCATGACCGTTCCGGTGCTTTCGTCCGGCACCATTCCCCCCAGCGCCGCCGTGGAGGCGGCGGCCGTGTCCGCCCTCTGGCGCTCCATCATCTCCTTATCCTGCCACCTCATATACAGCTTCTTGGCCTCCTTGTCCGCAGTCTTCTCATCAACACCCCGCTGCAGCCACGTGTTTCGGAGACCAAGAGCTTTCCGCGCGGCCTTCGGGGCGCGTCTGCCGGCGCCGGCCCAGTAGAGCGCATCACCGGGGGCAATGTCCTGGGTGATGGCCATGCGGTACGCCATCCTCTCGCCTGGATCCTCCGAGCGGTTGGCCCTGTTCCCAAACTTCAGGGCGGCCTTCTCGGCCTTCTGCACCGACTCCTTGGCCGACGTCTCCCCCACGATCCAGTCCACCACCGTCTTCAGGGCCGAGTACACGGACTTCAATATATCGTAGACAGACTTGAAGCCCCTCCCTATCGCGTTGATCCCGTTCTTGAGCCAGTCCGGGACTGCGTCCCAGACGAGGGACCCCAGCTTCCCGAAGGCCTTCGCCATGTCGGGCCACACCTTGTCCATGAAGGTGTCCCACAGACTCGTCAGCCCGGCTATGATCACGTTGCCGAGCTTAATCAACCCCTTGAGCACGTCGGGGGCGATCTCCTTGAAGTACTTCCACGCCGTCTCGAGACCGTTCTTGACGGCGTCCTCCACCATATCCATGGCCTTGTCGGTGTTGTTCCAGAGCCACGTCAGCTTCTCCTTGATGACGTCCTGCAAGGCTATCACGGACCCGACCACCATGCCGGCCAGCTGCGCCTTGCTTATGTCGGCTCCGAGCACGTCCTTCACCGCGGAGAGTCCCTTCTTGATCGGCTCGGTCACCGTGGACAGCATCTCCTTGCCCAGGTTCTTCACGCCCTTCACGACGGACTTGAGGCCCTTCCCGATCCCGGCCCCGACCTTGGCGATGCCCTTGGCCACGGCGGCGGCGTCGTCGGCGGCCGCGGCGCCCGTCTCGACGGCGTCGACGCTGAGCCCCTTGATGCCCTCGTATATCGACGACAGGAGCCCAGAGGACTCCTCATGCTTCTCTTCGTTGTCGGCCAGAGCCTTCTCCGCGAGCTCCTCGGAGACCTCCCGCTCCCGCTCCGGATCCAACGCGAGTGCATCGCCCATGACCTACCCCTTGTTCCTCAACTGATCGACCCGCTCGTGGAACTCCTCGAGCTTGTGCCTAACCCACTCGAACTTCTCGTACTCCATCTCCGCTATCGCCGCCATCTCCTGGCACACCCCCGTCTTCGACATCATCGCCACCTCGAATTGCCTGCTCAAAAGTGTTTGCAGACTGAACGGTGGGCATAAAGAACTCCAGTCGAAAGGGCATGGAGATAACGCCCTCCTCACCACACTTCCCGCACTTGAACGGGCAGTTAGCGAAGTCGGGTCCGTGGACCTGCCACTTCAGGTACTCCGTCATGAACGAGTCGTCCCCGGCCCCGAGCCCGCGGAACCACTCGCACTTCTCCTCGGCGCTCATCTGCCTGCCGTCCACGGAGGTGATCACCAACGCCCTCCTGGCGCCCCACTCCGCGAAGCCCTTGTCCTGCATGGACTCGCACGTGGCCCTGTCCCTCGCGGTCTCCAGGTGTACAGCGACCACGCTCTTGGACCTCGGGAGGGTCAGCTTCATGTTCGTCGCGTACTTGTCCGGGACGGACTTGATCGGGATGGACTCTATCTTGAGCTCGAACTTCTCGTTCACGTGACCGCACTTGGGGTTGGGGCAGCCGGCCTCGAACCGGTATATCGGATCTATCTGGGCGCGCGTCCACACGTGAAGGTGTTGCCTGTCGCCTATGGTCATGGCCCTGGGGTCCAGGGCCACCGGCGACACGACCAGGGACCGGATCATCCTCGTCAACATCTCGTCGTAGTTCTCGGGGTTCATGTCGGCGAGGAACTCCACCTCCTTCACGCGGGGCGGCCTGACCTGTACCGTCCCGTCGCACAGCGACCCATAGTCGACGCCCCCGGACGGCAGCCTCAGCTCAACGGTGCTGACGTCTACCGGCTCCTTGGTCTCCCCATCCTTCGCGACACGATCGAACTGCATCTCACTCCCCCTATCACGCAAACACGTTCCTCACCACATCATCGCACGACATCTCAACGGACAAGGTAAGCGGGCCAGAGCCCTCGTAACTCAGGTTGTACCCGGCGAACTTCGTCAACAGCAACCGGCTGAGGACGAACTCCACGCCGGTGGAGCCATCCCTCTTGAGCAGTCTAACGATCCCGTACCTGGCGTAGCCGGTGAGTCCATCCCCGAACCCCTTCCCGCGCCGCCACCTGTTCAGGACCCCGGCCGCCCGATCAGCGCCGGTAAGCGGAACGTCGATCATGTTGGCCCACAGCCGAAAGAAGGTGTCCACCTTCCCACCCTCCACCTCCACGAACGTAACATTGACGGCCCCTCCCCTGGTGGCCTGCCCGAGGTAGTACTTCTCCTGGCCGTTCACCTTGAAGGACTTGCGCTCGAACGCTATCGGGGGGATGGAGCAGGACTGGGCCAGCAACATCATCTCCTCGTCGGGCGCGGGAACCGCCCCGGAAATCAGGAACTGCCACATGAACGACTGCTGTGCCTGGTCGTGGAGCCTTCGTGCGCTGTGAATGGGCCACAGCTCTGATTGCTTCAGAACGGCCATGCCTCCCACCTCCACACGTTGAAGCCCATATCGACGGACACGAACACCTGACCGTCACCCGCGTAGCTCAGCGGCGTGTCCTGAATCCCCTTCGGGAATACCTCGTACACGTGAATGGCCCCGGCCTGACCCTCGTTCTCGGAGTCAGGACCGAGCAACCTGATCCACATGTTGGCCTTGAGCTGACCCTCCTGGATGCCGGCGCCAGCCTCCTCATCGAATATATGTTGCATCCACAGCTTCATGGCCCTTATCATGGGCCTGTTGTAGCTCTCCTCGAAGCGCAGCCCCACGCTCCTCGAGTACGACTTCCTGCCGGGGTGAGTGAAGGTGAACGGCCCGAACCTGGTGTCGTACCCCTCGCCCGTGACCGCGGGCACCGCCACGTCCCTGGCCTTGATGGACATCCCCTCGACGTCCTGGGACAGCGCGGCCGGCGGGTCGGGTATCACTACCTCCCAGTTGTACACCGGCACCGGCTGCCCGAGGATGCCCCGGGCGCTGGAGATGGGGAACAAGCTCACCTACCACCCCCGCAACTACTCAAGATCCCAGTAGTCGAACCCAAAGGTCGCCTGGACCGACAGGAGCGCGTCGGCCGAGTAGTCGAGACCAATGTCGGGCATGTTCTGGATGAAGAAGCCGAATATGTGCGCCTGGAGAATCACCTCGTTCTGGTGGTCCAGGAGCCTGACGAACGCGTCCACCTTCACGGCGGCCTCGCCCTGGCTGCTTCCATCCTTCTCGTTGAGCCACGCGTTGAACCAGTTCCTGCACGCCTGGATCACCACGCCGTCGATGCCCTCCTCGAAGGTCACGCTAAGCGACTGGACGAAGTTGTTCCGCCCAGGGTGCTTGATCTTGTGACCCTTGAAGTTGGATATGATCTCGCCAACGGCCCTCCCGGGGAAGGCCGCGACCCTCGCTCTGAACGTGAGCGCCTCCGGCACCGCCCCTGCGGCCGCCGGAACCTGTGGTATGATGAACTCCCACAGGTACTGCTTCGCCGGCGTCGCCAAGGCCCTCACCTGCGCGATATTCGTTACTCCCTGCGCCATCGAACTACCCTCCTGTCCCTGACGTCAATTACGCCGCCACGCCTGCCGCTACCTCGGTCAGCGACACGCCGGTCCTCGTGATCACTACCTGAAGAATGATGCGGTTGATCGGCCGCACCGGCTGGACCGATGAGCGGCTCGTAGTAGGCGTCCAGGCCGGACTTGACCTGGAGCCGGACGAACGGCGTGTTGTTCTTCCCGACGAACCTCTCCAGATAGTTGAGGTTCGACTGCTCCGAATCGTTGAGGAGGTCCCTGACGTTCCACCAGGAGCGCGCGGAGTCGTACGGCTGGAGCGTGCGACCGCCCCAGATGACCGTGCCGACGCCGGGCTTGTTAATGATCGGGTTGATCTGCGCCTGAGCGAGGAGCTCCTGCTCAACCTCATCGAACTCGTGGACGAGCCCCTCGAGGGGGATGACGCCCGTGTCGATACCGAAGGTGGCGTCCCATATGTTCCCGTCGGCGATGGTCTTCATCCTCGCCGCGGCGACGTAACCGCTGGTGGGCACCTCGACCTTCTTGTCGTTGGTCTCGTCGGTGTCCTTGCCCCACGGGTGCGCCATCACGACGTAGCTCGGATCCACGAGGCTAAGCGCGTTCCTGGCCACGATGGCCTCCGCGTAGCCCACATTGTCCGCGTCCAGGATAGCCGTGCAGTCCTGACGGATGCCGCATATCTCGCTCAACTTGTTCGCCACCACAGCCTCATGGTAACCGCCGGCGATGAGGAGCGTCACCCGCACCTCGTTCTTGTTCTTGAAGTTCGCGTCCCAAGCGGCCGCGATGTCCGCCGCCGTCGGCGCCGTCCCGTTGTCGCCGGAGGCAAACTGAAGCTGCGTGGTCTCAGGCTCGGGAATGACCGTCTCGGCGACCAGGATGTTGTCCGTCACGTAGATGTACTCGCTGTTCCCATTGATGACATCCTTGACGTACATCGCCTTGCCGAAGCCATCCTTCTTGAGGATGACGCGACTCACGGTGAACGACTCGACCTCGACGTAGTTACCCTCGGCGTCCGGATACCACACGCCAATCGTGAACACATCGGTCACCGCGGTGTAGACGTACGCCACCGACACGCTGGTGGTGTCCTTGACCGCGGCCACGAAGCTGACCTCGACGTCGCCGGTCTCGTAGTCGACGGTGTTCGTGCCGCCGCCGATGTCCCCGACCAGGGCTCCGGCTCCGTCGTCGGTTATGATCATCTCGCTGGAGTCCGACTCCTTGATGGCGGTGATGGTCACGCTGGATGGCCTCACCGGGAAGTTCGCCAACGTGTCGACGAAGTCGGTCTCGATGCCGTCGCCGGTGCCGATCACCTCGGCCAGGACGGCAGCGAGCTCGTGCTCAAGCACGACCTTGATGTCGTTGTTCCAGAGACCAGGGTTCGCCCCGACGATCCGGAGGCAATCGTCGCCGGCCGGGGTCCAGACGTCCTTGTCCACGGCGCCAGCGGCCAGAGCGGCGTTCGCCCCCGCGCCGAAGTCCTTGATGAACGTAGCGCCTTCTCGCGGAACTTCTTCGTGCTGGTGGCGAGGAACCGCTCGTCGAGCGGACCCTTGTCAGAGTTGATGACCAGCGCACCGAACGTACCGCCCGGGCCGGTCACGATCGTCGATAGATCGGTTTCCTTCAGTTCGAGACCTGCATTCTTGGCCATGACGGCACTCCTCTCCCAACCCTACGGCGAAACGACGTCGACCGACTTGATCAGCGTCGAACTATCCTCAGTACCCTCAAAAATGTCCCAGACCACCTTGTCAATCGGGACGTACGAGTCCTCGCCCGAGTCGGTGATCACATACCCTTGTACAACCATCGTGAATCTCCACCTGTACAGCTCGCCGATCTCGTAAATCTCCGGGATCCGCGAGTCGTCAACCGGGTCGATCACGGTGACCGGGAGGTCGAACTGCACCCCATTCCCGTCCGTGAATCCTACCACAGGCAGCGGAGAAGTCCACCGAATCCAGTTCTCATATGCGTCCTCGTGTATGGGGTGGTTCTTCGCCCAGTGTACGATTTCGTAGACCAGGTTCACGGGGTGGAGCCCGTAGCGCCGGGTGTAGTCGCCATCTATGGGAGCGCCCCTGGTGGCGAGCGGCACGTTCAGTCGCTTCCTGTCCTCGCGCCCCATCGTCCGCCAGAACGAGACGAACGGCATGTGGACCTCGGGCTCCCTGTCCAGCTCGGAGCTCTGCTCCATCCGGACGCGGAGACCGTTCTCCGGGGGGCACCACAGGACGTCCCGCGGGGGATCGCCGGTGCGCGTAGAGTCCGTCGGCGTGGAGTAGCCGAAGGCCTCCGCGATCTGCTCCATCAGGTTTTCCTGGATGAGCCTCAGCATCGTCGGGCGCCCCTCCGGTTCTTCCTCTTGTGGGTCTCGACGATGGCTTCCTTGAGCTCGCCGGCGTCAATCTCTATGATGTCCTTGAGACCGAACCGGAACCTGACCGTGTCAGGGTTCGCCAATTTCAAGTGACGGAGCACCCGCTCTGGAAGCTGCACCTCCACGACCTTTCGACCGTGTTCGGTGATACGCTTCATTCTCAGGGTCGCGCTGGTCACTGCCGCTCCTTCCGGAGAGGTGCGATCTGCCAGACCGTCACCGTCTCCTCCCCGTGCCCGAGGATCTTCCGGTCGACGACCTCGAACTTGCTGGTCTTGATCCGGTTCACCGTGTATTCGTACTCCAGCTCGATGTAGTCGAACTGGTTCGGGTCGTCCTCGAACTTGAAGTACGCCAGCACCGGCAGGGGCGCCTTCTCCTCCGTGTAGAGCCCCAGGTCCTTCAGCAGCCTTATCTCCGGCGACCATATGATCTGGACCTGGGTTTCCACCGGGTCCTGCCACGTGAACGACTTGCCGTCCCCCAGCTTGTCCTTGGTGACCACGTCCACCTTGTGGAGGACGCAGTCGAGCCCGGCGTAGCCGACGAGCGTGTCGGTGTTCGCCCTGCGGGCGGCGACGACCGATGCTGGTACGATCTTACTCACTCGGAGTCCCCGTTCCCGTTCCGGTCGAACTTGCGGAGCAACCCGCACCGGACCATCTCGTCCAGGATGTCGGACTCCTCGGCCCCGTACATCACCTTGGCGTAGAAGTGCTCGCCCTTCCGCAGCGGTCGGATGAGCACCGTCTCGCCCTCGATGCGGTTCCGAAGGAACTCGGTCGCCTTCCGCTGGTCGTCCTCGGACAGCGACCGCAGGTGGTGGGAGTCCACCCCCGCCAGCTTGAGTCGCTTCATCACGCTTATGTCGAACTCGAGATCGACCTTGGCCTCGAACATGTCGGGACCCATGACTCGAGTCACCTCCGCCTCCACCAGGCGCGGTTTCTTAATCATATCACTCTATCCCCTGCTTCTGCAATGCGCTCACCACGTCCTGCTGCATCCAGCCGACGTGCTCGAACACCAGGTAAAGGTGCTTGCACACGGTGCCCCTCTGCCTGACGTTGCGTCGCTTCCGCGGCTCCGTCGGGTACTTCCCCGGCGCCTGATTGATCGGCATGGGCCACTGCGGGTCGTTCGTCTCCCCGTCCTTCCCGGCCCCGAGCTGGGTGACGATGTACCCGAACCCCCAGTAGACGAACGCCGGGCAGTCACACTTCACCGCGACGTCGCCGTCGAACGCCAGCCGCACCCGGTCCCGCATCTTCATGTCCCTCATCTGGAGGGACTCGGCGAGGTCGAGGAGTTGTATCTCCTGCACCCATATCTTCGCGTTGCCGCCGTCCTCCGGAGGCAGTCCGAACTTGGAGGAGTACGTGCGGAACACCAGCGTGCTGCCCTTGAGCCCGTCGAAGCTGGTGCCGAGACGCCGGAGCTCGTTCTTGCGTTCCCTCGCCTTCAGGTAGTTCGGGTCGACGCCCTGCTTGAGGTCCTTGTAGCCGAGCTCGTTGAGCGTTCTCCTGTCTGCCGTCTCTATCAGCATCAAGGACTCCTGAACCCGGGGACCGCCGGCTTGGACGCGTTCCAGTCGGCCTTGATGGTGTCCAGCTCGGCACCGCTCTCGGACACCAGGGTGTCCCCGTCGAGCGGCGACTGGATCACGCTGCCCAGCCGTCGGATCTCGCCCTCGCGCTGCTTCACCAGCGCCCTGGCGTACTTCTGGATCCACTCGATGTCCTTGCCGACGATGTCCGCTTCCCTGTCCTGCCAGTCGTAGTGCTGGTAGTAGACGATCACCATCGTGGCTATCGAGGTGGTCATCCCGTCGACGTAGAGGTTGGGCTTAAGGAACTTCCACTTGAACCTGGACGAGAGGAACGTCCGGAGGTTGGCCAGGTGGTCCTGCTTCATGGCCAGCGTCAGGATGTCGTAGTCCAGGATGGTGACGCCGAGCAGAAGGGTCTGCGCCGTGAACAGCTCGGTCGTCACCCTGTCGGGGATGGCGTACAGCACCTGGTCCACCCGCGGAGGCAGCTCGAACGAGTTCGTCTGCGGGTAAGCGAACTGCTCCGCCTTCGGGTAGCCACCGACCCTGTCCCACCAGCGAATGGCCTCCTCGACGCACTGCTCGATGGAGACCTTCGCGGTGGACAACACGATCGGCTTGAAGGACGACACCACGTACTCGACTATCTCAGCGAACTTCAAGTGTAAACCCTCCTACGGCATCAGCCGCACGGGGCTACTCAGCCGGGTACAGAGCGGTCGTGATGGCGTCGAGCAGCGCCTCCTTGTTCAGACCCCTGGTCTTGATCCCAAGGTCCTTGGAGATCGCGCGCACGTCGGGCCAGGTCATCTGCTCCTTGTGGGTCTCCCACTCCTCCGCCGTCTCGGGGAGAGAGAGGTCCTTGCGCTTGACGGCCAGCTCGTCGGTCTTCGCGGCCTCGTCGGCGACCTTCGCGGCCTCGTCCGCCTCGACCTTGGCCTTGTCGGCGTCTTCCTTCTTCGTCGCGGCGTCGGCGGCCTTCTTGTCGGCATCGGAGCCGCCCTCGGCCTTCTCTTCGGCCTTCTCCGCCACGACCTCTACGGACATGCCGGCGATGGACTTGATGGCGTTGATCTTCACGAGCACCGGCTCGGAGGTCTCGCCCGGGCCGATCTTGATCTTCACGTTGTTGACCCCGGTGTCGAGGTTCGCGTCGATCTTGCGGTGGTTGGTGATGCGGACGCGCTTCGTCGGGTTGCCGCTGCCGCCGGCCTCCTTGAGCGCCACCTTGCCGGACGACCGCTTGACGACGAGCCCGTGCATGGTCCTCATCATCTTGTGGTAACGCTCGTAGTTACCCTCGATGCACACGGTCTTGCCGGGCGTCAACTTGATGTTGTTCCCTCTCTCGTCATGCACCATCATCTGGATCTTCTTCATGTTCGTCAGCTCAATGGTTTCCAGCTTCATCTCACGCCTCCTCTTTCCCAACCTTCAAGCCGCTGACGTGCCCGTACTGGCGCTCCAGCCAGGCCTTGTCAACGAAAACTGTTATCCCCTTGGCGCCTTCGATAAGGCCGCCTTTGCCGTCCGACCCCTCGGCCGGAATAACGGCGTCCCCCGCGTTCGGTATGTATAGAATGATGGTCGGTCCCCCGACCTTGCGCGTGTTGAAAACTTTGATTTCTGACACAGCCACGGCGAACCCCCGGTCGATGCGGCGGAGGGGGAGGAGGTCAGAAACCCCCTCCCCCCAGCCTAGAGCCTAGCGTCAACTAGGGAGCCACGTCGGTGATGGTGCCTTCGACGTAGAACTTCGAGTTGATCATGCTCTTACCGTACGACGTCTGCGTCCCGACCCTGTACCGCAGGTCGTCGAGCGCCGTGACGGGTGTGGTGAACGCCGGCATGTAAGGCGCGTAGACGGCGCCCGCGTTCATCCAGCCCTCGCCCTTCCAACCGAGGAGGAACTTATCGGTCGGGTAGAACGGGTTCGAGTAGACGACCCAGCGGCCACGGAAGACGCCGCGCCTGTGCGGGCCGCTCGGCGGCTGCGTGTTCGGACCGATGGCGCTCTCGAAGTCGTCCAGACCGACGAGGAGGCTCATGAGGTCCTGGCCGGCAACGATGAAGTTGCCGATCCCGCGCTTGGTCTGCTGGAAGATCGCCTCGGAGCCCTCTTCGAGCGTGAAGATGAGTTCCTTGTAGTACTCCCACTTGCCGACCTGGGTGTACGGCGACTGCTTGTTGAAGCTGATGGTCGCCGCGCCGTTGACGGCCGCGTCGTCCAGGAGCATGTCCATGATCTCGGCGTCGATCTCATGGCGAATCTCCGACACGAGCGCGGTCATGAGGTCCGACTGCGCCGAGCGGCCGTGGACCTTTTCGAGGTCGTAGGCAGCTCCGATGAGCCAGCGAGCCCTCATCATGCGGTCCACGGCATCAACGCCGAGGCGCTGAATGTCGATGTTGACCTGGGGGACGCCCTCGAGGCCCATCTGCTCCCAGTCGTAGCGGAACACAACCACGATGTCCTCGCCGACCTCTACATCAGCGGAGAAGCTCACGTCGAGCTGGCCGGTGGTGTAGTCGATCGTGTTCGTGCCTGCGCCTGTGTCTCCGACCATCGCGCCTGCGCCGTCGTCCGTCAGGACCATGGCGCTGGAGTCCGACTCCTTGGTCGTGCTGACCGTGACGCTGGAAGGCCTCACCGGCGCGCGACGGAGCTCGCCCAGGTCGTAGTCCGACTCTGTGGTGGTTCCGATGGCCGGTGCGTAGGTGTCCCGGTCGGACGTGTAGTCGTACGTGGCGGTGTTCTGCCCCGTCCGCGCGTCCATCATGATGTCGCCCGCGGCGACGCCCGACTTGGTGTCGCCGTACGCGAAGTCGAGGTAGTAAATCTCACCCCGGCGGCGGTCCATGGCCTGGACGCTGACGATCTCCTCGGCGATCAGCGACGGCATGAGGGCCGCGATGATCTTGAAGCCGTGCCTCTGGAGCGTCTCGATGGCGTCGGTGTAGGTGTCCTCGCGGAGACCCCGGCGCCCGTTGACGTCCTCGAAGTGCTCGCGGACGTTCTCCATGCAGATGGCCATGCTCGCCACGAGGTGGTCGGGCATGTCATCTTCCTTGACGGCCTTGTACGCCTCGGCCGCCGGCTCGATGTACTTGCGGTGCTCCTCGGCGAGCTTGATGCCGCGCTGCGTGCGCAGCTGGACCGCCTCCGTTATGGCGTCCTTTTTCTTGGTCGCGCCCTTCATATCTACTGCAATCCTTCCTTAGCGTCACCTACGGAGCTGTCGCTGGGTGACCTCCCTGATCTGCTCCGCGTCGGCGGCCGCTTCCTTGTCTTCGGTTGTGGCACTTCCTCCGCCTCCTCCTGTGTCGGCCGGTATCTTATCGGCCATCGCCTCCCTGATGCTCCGCGAGTGCGGACCCATCGGGAGGAAGCTGTACCGCTGGGCCTGTCTGGCAGAGATCGCCTCCAAAATGGCGTCGACCTCGACCTCGTCGGCGGCCCTCTCCAGGACTGGGACAAGCTCCTTCGGGACGTCCACGCCCTCGGTCCTCAGCTTCTTGTACTCCTTGAGCGTCGAATTGGTTACAATGTTAGGAATGGAACGCCTGTGGGCCTCGAGCTCCGTCGTCGCCAGCTGCTTCCCCGCCTCGGCCTTCTCGGTCAGCTTCCGGCTCTCGTCCGCCGTCCGCTGCGCCTCGTTCAGCCTCTCCCGGAGCCCGCCGACTACTTCGACGCTCTTCTGGTACTTAGCCTCGAGCTTCCCGTGGTCCTCCAAGAGCTGTTCGTGCCGGGTCACCAGGCCCAAGTGTGAGTCCTGGTTATCCTTGATCAGCCGCTTGAAGCGGGCCAACTCTGCGGCGTCTACCTTGCCCTTCTTTTCCTCGTTGAGCCGGCGAACGGTGCCGCGCGCCCTCGCCAGCTGAGTTTCGAGCATCCCCTTCTTGGACCGGACCTTGGCGAGAGTGTCGCGCTCGGCCTCGAGTTCCTTCCGGAGACCCTCTGTTTCCTGTATATGTGTACCACCCGAAGCGTCCTCGTTCAAGTCATTTTCTCGAACGATTTCCTCCAGTTCGGCGACCCTCTCCTGGGACTCCGACAGCTGCCCCACGAGCACCTTGATGGAGGCCTCGTTCGTGGCGGGCGTCGCGCCCTCGATGAGCCTGGACCTGTCGCCGCCCGGCCTGATCGCCTCCAGGATACTCTTGACGTTGCGCTCCGTGCTCTTGCCGACCTTCTTCTGCTGGACGGCCTCCGTGAGCGCCGAGAGCGTCCTGCCCCACGCCTCCTCGGTGATCGACTCCGGGCGCGCCTCGACGAACGACGGGTTGAGCACGAAGTCCACGCCGTGGTACTCGTAGCTCTTGGGATCGACCCTGGTGCCGCCGCCGGAGGACTCCACCAGGTCGCCGTCGCCCCGGGTGCTGAAGCCCAGCTTCACGCCGGCCTTGAGCATCGGCCACACGATCTGACCGAGCGGGTTGTCGAACACCATGACGGTGCCCCTGACCTTGTCGCCCTCGATGTACTGGTCGACGATCGTGTGGGAACCCTCCTTGATGGAGGACTGGGTGCGCGTCTCGGGGTGGTCAGGCTCCCCGAGGAGGGTCATGTCCGACAGCATCCCCTTGAAGCGGTCGCTGCCGTGAACCTCCTCCCACAGTTCGCGCTCGTACGTCCTGCGGTTCTTGTTCTCCTTGTCGCAGACGGAGATGACCCCGTCGACGTACCCAAGGACGCCCTCGCGCTTCGGGTA